AGCAATTAACAATTTAATTTGGTCATCTGACATATCTGGGTTATTATATCTATACCAATTTAATTTATTGTCAAGACCTTGGTCGAACTTCCAAGTCCAGTAGTTAATCTCTTCTTGAGGATCTAAATACATCTTAGGCTCTACAAAATCTACAGAATATTCATCGCTAATAGATTGCCCTGTTTGTACTTCTATAATTCTTCTATCTATTTCAAATCTTTTCTTTTCAAAAACTCTGTAAGTATCTTCTGTAGTTGCAATTCTTTCTTCCATGTTTTCAATCTCTTGTATGCGCAGCGCACTACCACTTGGTGCATTACCATGTGAGTCAGCCCACTTAATCCTTAAGTGATTATTGGATAATGTTGCGGAAACATAGAACTTTATACCATCTATAATTGTATCTACAGATGCACTTGGCCCTGTAATTCCAAAATTACTACCTTCTGGTAGATATAAAAGTTTATCTACTCCAAGTTCAATTCTGCTGGCATCATCCACTCCTGTTACATAGCGAATACCAATAGCGCCAAATCTAAGACAAAGCGCTAATTCTGTCATTGCTATTGAAGTGTGCAAGTCTGCTGAAACAACATCCGAAGCATTCGCAGAATAAAATTGTCCACGAAGCGGCGGGTATCGGTGGGTAAATACTACTGGTAAAATACCATAAGGATTAATATCCCCATCATTGAAAGATACTTTCCTACCCTCTATGATGCCAAAATGCTTTCCAGGGAAACCATCCCTGTCTTCAGTCCAAACCACCATCATATCTTTTGCTTCATCTCTTGAATAACCATAGCTTGGTACAAAATAAGCAATACCAAAAGGTTTATCATCATAAGGCAAAAATAAAGGCTCAAAATGAGTTAAATTTTCATATTCTACTTTTTGTGAGTCTTCATTCCATCTGGAACGAAAAGCCATACATCCTAATAAATAAGTTAAAGACTCTAACTGTCTTCTTTTAGCATTTAAATCTGCAACATCAGAAAACTCATTATATTTATCATCAACATTCATAACAGGTGGTCGTTTATATGTCATAGACCTTGCTTTAATAACGCGTCTTGTAAGATTTTGATTGAATGATGGTATTTGTCTTAAAGTTTCAGATGAAAAGAACTTTTCTACATATTGTTCAGTATTTATACCTTCATAAAAATCCAGTAATTCATCTATCTCTTTATGTCGCTCAGTTTCCACATAAGTGAAATGTTCTGATAGCGTATTTATTATTACTTCTTGAGTTGCGTCTTTGACTATTACCATTCTACTGTTCCTGCCTTGTTCTGTTTAATAGGGTAAAGGTTTACTATGAAGTACCTCAAAGTATCTGCGTGGTGGTCATTTCTACCATCTTTTAAAGGCTCTTCCTTCAATCTTTGATCTGTCTTTTTTTCTGGGTATCTATAATTCTCAATACTACTAATACTATTTTTACATTTTTCATCATAAAAAATATGTGGCTTTCCATGAGCATCTTCAAACCAAGTTCTTACATGTGCTACCCCATTTGCAATATTTCTAGAAATCTTATCTCTTTTAAATTGCACATTTATACCATGTCTTTTAAATATCTCAATATCACCAATCCCACTTTGAGCCTGGACACCACCCCCCGCTGGGTCGCAAAAATATCTTCTAACATCATATCCTCTTTCCCAAACCATTTTAGCTAAGTCTTCTGTCTTTACATTTTCTTCGTGACATATTTCATCAAAAACATATATAGTGTCAATACCATCTTCTTCTTCAGACTTCTTTACCTGAAACCAATTTACACAAGGCATTCTATAACCAAAGTCAATACTACAGTAGGTAGGTAGGTCGGGATCATATTGATGTTGATTAATATGTACTCTGCGGTCAAAGTCAAAAACCTTACCTGCAAAAGAAGTAAATTCTGCTCCAAACTCCTGAGCAAGTGTTTCTTTTGTAAGTGTTTTTTTAAGTTCATCCATATCCTCTTTAAAATAAGGTGATTCCCAGGAAGCGTGCTGCCAAGAATCCCAATCTGTAAATTCTTTTGACTGACCTCTGACATATAAATCATAAAGCCAGTTATATCCAAGCGGAGTAGTTGTGAAAAGACACCAACCCCCCCTGTCTGAAAGCGTAGGTCTAAGATATTGTTCCCATACTATCTGCTTTACTCTAGCTGCTTCATCAATTATCATCCAATCTAAACCTTCACCCACTAACGAGTCTGGGTTATCGCAGGATTTAATCCATAGCTCACTATTTAATCCTTCTAATTTTAGGTAATATATCTGTCCTGAGATTTCTTTTTTAGCAGCTATAGGAAGTTTAAGCTCTAATATGACATACTCTTTGATAAGACGAGCAACCTTGTCGCAGAGTTCATAATTGGGAGCAACAACCCACCCTCTAGTATTGGGGGTAAGCAAATAGGGTAAAGCTTCAGCAGCGGCAGAAAAAGACTTACCTGATCTACGCCCCTGTATATTTACTCTAAATCTAGCCACAGAATCATGAACATCTAATTGATTTTGTGTAGGAGTATACCCTAAATGTTTCCAGAGCTTTTCTTTATTCAGTATCTTCTTTAGCATCGCCTATAGGGTTATCCACATATCCACATTCTTTTAATATGGTTTCTAAATTTCCGCTAAAATCTACCTCTTGTTTTTCTGATTGACCAAGGTATTGTTTACCTAAGAAGATTAATAGTGCAGTATTCCCCAACGCTGCGTGCTTGAACTGTAGCTGACGAAGCTTGATCTTCATCTGCTCTCTACCAGATTCTAATTCTGACTTGTATTTTTTTCTAATTGTAGATTCATCGCAATGAAAGAAGCGAGCTATTTCAGCTGTGCTACAAGCATAACTTGCTAACAGTTCTACCTTATCTGAATCTATATTTAATTTTTTTGGCATTTATTTTCTCTTTCTTGCAGTTTTTGCTGCTTTCCTAAAAGCTGATGCAGAAGGAGCAAGCTTACTTTTTTTACTACGCATTCTTTCTACCTTTTTAGCTCCGCTTGCTTTCTGTCTTTTAATTCTTTTTCTTTTTGCATGGATATTTGCGTATAAACCTCTTTTAGCCATGACTATTTCTTTTTCTTCTTTTTCTTTTTAGGTCTTCCAACCTTACTTCCATAAGTTCCTTTACCTTTTGGCATAACATACCCCCCCCCTAAATTAATTTCAATGCTCACTAATTATATTTTTAGTCTACAAAAAACTTTTCACACTTCATCAATGCTCTGCGCCAATATGTTTTAGCACTACTGACTGATATATCTAAACCATGCGCTATGTGGGGGAATGTCATCATATTAAGTCTTCTATTAAAAACTTGTCTCTCACGATAACTCAACTCATCATACGCTTTATGCGCTGCTAATTGCCATTTACGCATATCCTCTGGTATTAGACCACTCTGGAACACTTTTAACTTATGTGCGAACTCTTCTCTAAGATCAACACCTTCTTCTAACATTTCTACATTCTTATCTGTTAGCATTTCCCAATCTGACATGTCATTACATCCTTTACATTACTATCAACAATTTTAAGACTGACAACCCCGCACCCTCCCGCGCCCCCTTGGGTGTTGGGGGGTAGCCTGGGCCTGGGTTATACATAATATATATTATATGGAAACTTTACCCAGGAAGCAAACAGAAAAAAAGCGGGGGGCTGCCAGGCTGGCAGATAAACGCGGGGCGGGCTGTTTTCCGCTTCCTTCCCTTTTTGTAAATTAAGACAGATTAAAAATTTATATAAATACTACTATGTAAAGCTTTTATTTACTAAATTCTTTTATACTTGATTTATAAAAACAATATAAAGGAAATAATACAATGACTAAAAATAAAACAATGAATAGAATATTAACAGAAAAAGAAATAAGAGAAATTCAAAAAGAAGAGATCCATAAATTTATAATCAAATACATCTGGGCTGCTGTCTGGGTTGTTATGTATCTTGTTTGCAATTGGGTTGCGTTCCAATTTATAGCGGATGCAATAAAAGAAAATATAATCGAATTATTATTCCTGGGAACTGTTTTTAATTTTATGGTTCAAGTCGGATTTTATCAGGTTATAACCGCTACATTAAAGGATGGTGAATAAATGGATTTAGGCCAAAGAGAGAGTAAGATATATTTAAATAACATTATTGCGCGCGGTGATTATATTACTGCGCGTTCTGTTTGTTATGACTATTTAAAAAACTTTCCAGCGCGTGGAGGCTTATCTATTACAGGCGCTAATCAAACAACACAGGCATATGTGAAAAACTTTATATATTTTTTAGATAATCTAGATAATATTAAAAGCTTATACAGCAAAGGAAAAATTAATCTAGATACTATCTCAATAGAGATATACCAAACAAAGAATAAAAAGCTGCCTTTTATTAATTATTCTAATTCACCAGTTAGCAACTGCCCAGGGGCTGCGGCGTGTCTTGTCTTTTGTTATTCTTTAAACTCTATTAGATTTCCAGCGGCTTTTATTCGCTGGGCTATTTGCTCAATATTAGAAGCAGAAGCGCCTGAAATACTTACAGAAGCGCTGGTTTATGTTTGCAGTAAAAGAAATAATAAAAAGATTATAGAAGCCCAGGGGCATATAGATTTTAGGCTATATAATGATGGAGATTTTAAAGACCTTAATAAATTATATTTCTGGATGGATTTCTTAAAAAAGCATCCATATATAAAAGCATACGCTTATTCTAAATCCTGGCCGCTATTCATCCAGGCAGTAAAAGAACGCGGGGAGGATTATTTCCCTGATAATTTCACCCTGAATTTATCTAGCGGCAGCAGATACCATAATTTAAAGGATATAATGAAGGTCTATAACTTTACACGCGGGGAATTTATAGCGGTAAAGATAGACAGAAAAACAACAGGCGACAAATTAACAAAGTTTGAAAAACAATATATAAGAACAAAGGCGCGCAGCATGGGGCATAAGAAAATTTTTATATGCCCTGGGTTATGCGGTAGCTGTTCAAAGGTTGGCCACGCCTGCGGGAATAAAGATATTTTTAAAAATTATACTATAATTACGCCTGAACATTAGGGGCGCTAATTCACTAAAAAAGCCCCTGTGTTTAGTTATGCCTAAAAGAATTTTAGCGCCTTTAAGCGCTGTTTTAAGAGCTTTTTTTTAACAACATAAAGGAAAAAAACGCATGAAAAAACAAAAAAAGCCTGTTTTCTATGAAATAGACATAGTACCAGGTAAAGAACAAAAAACAATAACCGAAGCCTTTCAGGAAGCGGTAACTGTTGAGCATCTAAACTTTAAAGACTTAGAAAAAGTTTTTAAAGTATTAAAGAAGGCGGGGTATTAATGAAAAAAGCAGCAATATATTATGAATGTTTATATGACATAATAAAAAAGCTAGAAGCAGAAATAAAAGACCTTAAACAGATAGCAGAAAAAGAATATAAAAAAAGTTATGGTGAAATGTATAACTGCTATTTAAAAAATAGTTATGCTGTAGATTACCATATAAATATAAGCTATATAGAAGGTAAAGAAAACACGCTGGAAAATGTAAGAAGGTCATCCAA